ACTTGGAACCGTAGCCTTTGGAAACATGCGAGACTTCTTTGACCCTGAAACTGGTTCGATTAAAACTCCAAGCAAGTGGACAAAAGAAACTGGTGCATTGATTGAATCAATCTCGATCACACAAAAACAATCGGCTCAAGGTGACGTTGAAGAAACTTATAAACTTAAATCAAATTCAAAATTAAAAGCCATTGAGCTTTTAGGTAAGAACTTAAAGATGTTCACCGACCGAGTTGAAGTCGAAGGTGAAGTAAAACTTGAAGACATCTTGGCCAAGGTCCACCAGCATGAACGCAAAAACAGCTAGGTTGTATCGTCAAAAGATAATTGAATACAGGCAACCGAAAGGAATCATTGTTTGTGTTCGTGAACAGTTCGGGGTTGAGCCTGACATTTGGCAACGAAAAGCCATGCTCGCATTTGCAAACCAAGACGAAAAGATTTTTAGGTTGAGCTTGCAGGCTTGCGCTGGTCCAGGAAAATCAGCAGTTCTTGCTTGGTGTGGTTGGTGGTTTCTAATGTGTATGGGTGAACCTGGAAACCACCCTAAAGGCGCATGTATTTCAATCACCGAAACAAACTTAAAAGATAACTTGTGGGCTGAATTTTCTAAGTGGCAACAACTAAGTCCGATGTTTACGGAATTGTTTCAATGGACTAAGACTAGAATCTATTGCAAAGCTCACCCTGAAACTTGGTTCTTAGCAGCAAGATCATTCTCACGAACTGCAAACCCTGAAGAGCAAGGTCGAACATTATCAGGTGTTCACAGTCGTTATGTTTTGTTTTTAATTGATGAATCGGGTGACATTCCAGTCACGGTTATGAAGTCAGTGGAGCAAGCGTTTTCAACGGCTGACAAAAAGTTTGGTCGTGTGATTCAAGCAGGAAACCCAACGAGTAAAACAGGAATGTTGTATGCTGCAAGTTCACAGTTTGCAGACAAATGGCATGTGGTAAGAATCACTGGAGACCCTGAAGACGAAGACCGTTCACCGAGAATCGACATTGATTGGGCAAGAGAACAGATTGAAACTTACGGAAGAGACGACCCTTGGGTTATGTCATTTATTCTTGGACGCTTTCCTGATTCTGCAATCAACACTTTGTTAAGTATCGACGAAGTTCGTGATGCAATGAGTAGACATTTAATAGCTACGGAATACAACGGTTCACAAAAGCGACTTGGAATTGATGTTGCCAGGTTTGGTGCCGACTCCACCGTGATTGCACCAAGGCAAGGGCTTCGTTGTTTTAAACTTATAGACATGCGTGGAGCAGACTCGAATCAAATAGCTTCACGAGTAGCCCTTGCAAAGAATCGTTGGGGTAGTGAGGTTGAATTTGTTGATGATACTGGAGGCTTTGGTTCTGGTGTTATTGATTCACTAAGACAAGGTGGTCACGCTCCAATTGGTATTCACTTTGCTTCAAAAGCTGACGAATCTAAATACTTTAATAAGCGTTCTGAAATGTGGTTTAGGATGCGTGATTGGATTAAGTCGGGTGGAGTTTTGCCGTATGATGAAACTCTTTTAAAGGAACTTACCACCCCGACTTACACGTTTCATAAAGGTAAGTTTAGGCTTGAAGGCAAGGACCAGATTAAAAAAAGACTAGGCTTTTCTCCAGATAAAGCCGATTCAGTTGGGCTGACCTTTGGTTGGGTTGAGATGCCAACGGCTAATTCTTTAGAAGGTTTAGTCAGGGCTGCAAATGCTCAAAAGACAAGCGACGACTTTGACCCTTTAAGAGATTCATAGCAAAATCGTGTAGTTTTTTCTCACTCTTGTAAACATTTTAAAAAGGTTTGACAATAACTACTACTTTCAAAAGTAGGGGTTTTCTTTGGATTTTGTCATAACGCAAGCAACATTAGACGATGTTCCTGAAATTCTAGAAGAGCTTAAAGCCTTCTCGAAATTCTTTGGGACCAAGCACGAGTTGTTTGGTGACTATGACTACGCAGAGAAAGTCATTCAAAGTTTTATCAAAGACCACGTTTTTCTAATCGCTTCAAAAGCAAGCGGTGAACTCATCGGCCTAATCTCTGGCATAATCATGCCTCACCAATACAACCCGAAAATAATGACGCTCGTCGAATCTTTCTGGTGGGTAAAAGAAAAGTACCGTGGCTCTAAAGCTGGACTAAAACTACTAGAAGAATTTATCACGTTCGGAAAAGAGAACGCTGATTGGGTTGTTATGACCCTAGAACATGACTCACCTATCAGCGACAAGTGTTTGTTGAAGCGTGGGTTCAAACCAAAAGAACAATCTTATTTACTGGAGGTATTATAATGGCCGCAATCACAAGTGCCATTGTTGGTGGTTTAGCTTTAGGTTACACGGCTTACACTGGTGAGAAAGCCAGGTCGGATGCGAAAGACGCTAAACGTGAACAAGCAGCCCAACTAAAAGAACAAGAAGAAGCTCTTCAACTAAAAGAGCGTAGTGAAGACGAGCAGTCAAAAGCTATTGCTGCAAGAGACGCTCAAAAAACTAAACTCTTTAAAGCTATTCAAGGTAATAGAGGTCGAACTGGAACAATGAACGATGTCGGTGGAACACCTGGACCAGTAGGTTTAATAGGCGCACAAAAAAGTGGTCGAACACTAATAGGGCTTTAGTTTATGAATCCGTATAAGAATCGAAAACAATACTTGCAAAAACTAGCTGTTCAAATGGACAACGAAAGAAACAGTTTTGAATCTGGTTGGAGAGAAATTTCTGACTACATTTTTCCAAGACGTTCAAGATTTTTTACAAGTGATGTGAATAAAGGAGACAGAAGAAACAATAAAATTGTTGATTCAACTGGAACTTTTGCAGCAAGGACTCTTAGGTCGGGAATGATGTCAGGTGTAACAAGCCCTGCTCGTCCTTGGTTTCGATTGTCAGCAAGCAATCCTTTCTTGGCTGAAAAGCAAGAAGTAAAACAGTGGCTTTACTCCACCACGAACGCAATGATTACTGCGTTTTTAAGATCAAATTTATACAACGCTCTTCCAATTGTTTACGGTGACATGGGAACATTCGCAACTGGTTGCATGATGGTTGAGCGTGACAAGAAAAACTTATTTCACTTTAGAGTTTTTCCTATTGGTTCTTATTCAATAGGTGTTGATTCAAAAGGTCGAATCAATAAATTCAAGCGTGACTTTAAAATGACAGTCTCACAAATAGTTGACGCTTTCGTTTACAATGAAGACACCAATTCTTATGACTGGAGTAAATGCTCACAGAAGGTTAAGGATTGTTGGAAGAATGGGAACACTGAAGCGTGGATTGAGGTAAGACATTTTATTTACCCGAACGAAAAATACATTCCTGAAAGCCCTTTTGCTCGTTCTAAAAAGTTTGCTTCGGTTTACTTTGAATACGGAAAATCTGCAAAAGACCACGAGGCAATGCTTCAAGAATCAGGCTATGACTTGTTTCCAGTATTCGCTCCACGTTGGGAAGTTACTGGTGAAGACATTTATGGAACAGAGTCACCAGCTATTCTTTCAATCGGTGACATCAAACAATTACAAATTGTTGAACGTCGTGGACTCCAGGGTTTAGAAAAACAGATCAACCCTCCGACTATTGGACCAAGCTCTTTAAGAAAGTCTAAGGTTTCCACTTTGCCTGGAGACATTACATACGCTGACGGTGAAGACCTAAAAGCAATGAGACCTTTTTATCAAGTTCAGTATGACTTAAATGCGGTTGAGAATAAACAGCAACAAACTAGACAAAGAATCAGTCGTGCATTTTATGAAGACTTGTTTTTGATGCTTGCTCAATCTGACAGAAGACAGATCACTGCAAGAGAAATTCAAGAAAGGCATGAAGAAAAACTATTGGCTTTAGGTCCAGTGCTTGAACAGTTGAATCAAGATTTATTAGACCCATTGATTGATGTTTGTTTTGCAATGATGTTTGACGAAGGAATGATTGCACCTCCACCAGATGAATTGTCTGGTACGAACTTAAAGGTGGAATACATTTCTATTATGGCTCAAGCGCAAAAGCTCGTCGGTCTTTCAGGTGTTGAACGCTTTGCAAACTTTGCTGGAAACATAGCTGGAGTCGACCAAAGAGTTTTAGACAAGATCAATGGAGACCAGTTGATTGATGTGTATGGAGACTTGACTTCTATACCACCAGGAATTGTTCGTTCAGATGAAGACGTTGCAGAAATTAGAAAGCAAAGAGCAGAAGCTCAAGCCGCAGCTCAAAGAGCAGAACAACAACAAATGGAAGCTCAAACAGCTAAGACATTAAGCGAAACAAAAGTTGGAGACGAGGGTAATGCTCTTGAATCTTTAGCTCAAGCAGGGACATAAGAAATGGCAAAAGACGCATTGGTTAAAAACACAGACTCTAAAAAGCAAGTTGAAAAGGCTGAAAAGAGAGAACAAAGAAAAGTTATTTATGACAGAGAATACTTAAAGCAGGTTCTTGAAACCTACGCAGGGAGGCGAGTTCTATTCGAGATCATTGGTTGGTGCGGAGTTTACAGGGAGCAGCTTGCACCCGAAGTTCATCAAATGGCTTTCATGGCTGGACAGTCAGCTATTGGAAGAAAACTTATAGCAGAAATTGAAGACATAAACCCAACGGCTTATGCCGAAATGATGATTGAAAATAACAAACCAAAAGGAGCAGACAATGTCTGAAGAGCAAAAAAGCGAAACACCTGCAACTGAAACTACTGAAACAGAAGCGACAGACAACCAGGACGTAAGCACGGAAAATAAATTTTATCCAAACGAATCGAAAGAAACAGTGGATAATAAAAGTCAAGAAGAAGGTGAAGGTGAGTCTAGCGAAGAGCAAGATTCAAGCACTGACAAGGATGAAGAAGACAAAGGCGAAAAGTCTAAGGCTGAAAAATCTAAGGAAGAGTTTGAAGCAAGTTTTTCAGAAGACACTAATCTTTTGGATTCAGATAAAGAGAGGATTGAAGCCTACATAAAGGAGCAAGGACTCGGAAAAGAAGAAGCTGAAAAGTTTATTGCCCAAAACGAAAAGATCGTTGAAGGACACAACAACCGACTTGTTGCAAAACATAAAGAAGTTATGGAGGAGTGGAGACAAGACGCACTTGCGGACAAAGAGATAGGTGGAGCAAAGTTGGAAGAGTCCCTTTCAAATGTTGACTACGCACTATCAAAAGCAGGTCCAGACATTGAAAAGGAATTTAGAGCAGAGATCAACAAGAATGGTTTCGCTAATCACAAGCTGTTCATAAAAATGTTTTCTCGAATGGGGAAACAAATGAGAGCAGCCGACGAGGTTTCTTCCAACAACACAAGTACGAAAGAGAAGACTCTTGCTGAAAAGTTTTATGGCAATAAAGAAGACAGCTAATTTTTTAAAAAGGAGAAAATAAAAATGGCAACAATAGGAAATAAATCGGTTACTCTTTTAGATTGGGCTAAAAGAAAAGACCCTGACGGCAAGACAGCCGACATCGTAGAAATGCTTTCCCAAACAAACGAAATGATCGACGACATGTTGTTCATGGAAGGAAACCTTGAGACTGGTCACAGAACCACAATCAGAACAGGTTTACCGACTCCAGCGTGGAGAAGAATCAACAAGGGTGTTCAGCCTTCTAAAAGTACGACTGCGCAAGTGGACGAGGCTTGTGGAAGACTTGAATCAATCTCTACGGTTGATGAAGCTCTTGCAGAGTTGGAGCCTGACTTGGCTGCTTTCAGACTTTCTGAAGCTCAAGCGTTCCTTGAAGCTATGACTCAAGAAGCATGTGAAACTATGCTTTATGGAAATAGCACGAACAACAAAGAAGAGATTGCAGGTCTTATGACTCGTTACTCTGACCTATCTGCTCCAAGTGGTAAGAACATTATCGACGGCGGCGGTACAGGTTCAGACAACACATCTTTCCTTTTAACTGTTTATGGTGACAACACTGTTTGCGGTATCTTTCCAAAAGGAACCAAGGCTGGTCTTGAGCATAAGGATAAGCAACTTCAGCAACACACCGAA